GTTAAGTAATTTGGATGCAAATGAATAAGGAGCCTCGGCTCCAGATGCAACATCAAAATCAAAGAAGAAAATTGGATATCCAGCGTATCCATTGTAGAAAGCAGTGTCATTTCCAATAGTAAAGAATTGTAACGTCCATGATGTATAAAATTTAATAGGATCGCTAGAAAACTGACTAGAAGTAAAATACCAATTAGTATTACCTCGAACCTTTAATGTTGTTCCACTATATACAGAAGACATAGCAAACATTTCCCTCTGTGAAGCTTGGTTAAGCGACGTAGAAGAAGGAATGTCTGTTCCGTCTAAGCATGTTAAAACAACATTACCGGACTCAGTAGTATTGATGGATGGTACATATTGGATTGTCAAAGAATTCAACCTCCACTTTTGAAAGTTAGAAGCTATATTCGATGCACGTGTTCCAAAAGCACCACCAAAATCAATTGGGGACACTCTACTTGTGAAAGTATTATAGAAAACAGTAGGATCAGTTGGATGGAACGCTAAAGGTTGTCCTACACTAGCACCCACTACATTCAAGACTTTTGCACCATTATGTACTTTTTCAACGGTACTCAATGGGGGCAAGGTAAACTCACCAGCAAAGCTTGTAGGGACATTAGTTGTATTGACAACCGGAACAGATTTACGTAAACTTTCAATAATATTAGCATTCTGTTTCTCTGTGACATCACTTTTAGTTAACATAACTCTTTCTGGAGCACTAGTACCGTCAGATTTTTGCAAATCCCGCACCACTCCAGAAGAAGTATTGACAACTTTCATGATCGTCTGAGGAATATCTAGAAATGATTTAGGATTTCCTGCCATCATACCTCCTACTGTTGTACCAACATCAGTAAGAGTTCCGACAATGTTTCCTAAATCAAGATCCATAATTCCTGAGGTTCCAACCTCTTGATTTTCCTTTTTATTCATTCTTGATCTTCTTGCTTGAAGATGACCAACAAGCGGCTTGCTTCTTGTTGGTTGTTTTTTACTTGAAGATTGTAAAGACACCTTGGAATCCGGACTAACACCCTTAAGATGTTGTGCGCCATGGCCAGAATTTACTTCTCTTCCTTCTAACTTTTTAGTTGTTTGAGTTTTCTTATTTGACATAATTTAAATATATAAATTTCAAGATTATCGATAAGATGCAATATAGCAACAATAACCTCTATAAACTAAAATCAATTAAACATAATGAGATTAACAAAAATTCCTCAGAATTTACATCAGGAGTACGTTCAGTACGACTAATATGTAATCCACAGAAATCTGATTCAAAGAAATACCCATAATTTTGGATAGCAAGATCATTAAATATAAGATCGGTTTCTAAGAAACCTTTTGCTGCTTCCAAAATTGGAGT